TCAGAAACCAGCGGAAATTCATCCCTGACATATTCAGGAAGCTGGTTTTGAACTATATTATTAAACTGAACTCTTTTTACTGCCATTTTATGATCTTACTAGTGTTCCGTTTTGATAACTGGAGGTTACAATATATGATGATGCTGAAGGATCCATTCCTGAAGAAATGTCATCAACAACTGTTTCAAAATTACTGCTACTTATATCTAGTTGCAAATATAAGTCCTGTAATCCAACAACATCATTAGATTTTGGACATGCAGATAGTTCTATAATTTGTTGACCATCTTTCATTTTACCAGATAGCACATTAATTGGATTAATAGTTATAATTCCTTTTTTATAATCAACAGTTCCTACATTTCTCCTTACAATAGTTGGACTTGTTGAATTGGGAGAAGGAAGACTGAAGAAAAAGAGAGAACCAGTCTCTTTATTAGTATTAGGTATATCAGAAATATAAAGATCTTGTGTAAATCCACTTACTTTAAAGGAAGTGGACTTAATGTTATATCCATCCATACTCTTAATATGGAATTCATTTCCAAACCCAATTTGATACTCAGCAAATGCATTAACTACAACCCTTAAGTCCCTACGCATTTGAATGGTAGTAATATTGGAAGTAATAGCATTTGAACTATCATCAATTACCTTAAGGAATTTACTATACTTAAATCGTGCTCCATATCTATTTAATTCAGTTGATTCTCCGTATTTTGTAGCATTTTGTATTGCTAAAGTCGAAACAGCAGCAGCATTTGGTGCTAAATTAGTGTTATAATAAATTTTAGAGTCAATTTCAAGGTAAAGATACTTCAAATCAAGAATTTCAGGTACAATTCCTGCAACTGCATACTTTTTAAGCTTAGTTTTGATATTTTCTTTGATTAAATTAGGTAAAAAATCACCTGTTCGTGGTTTTATGCTTATAAAAACCTTTCCGTACTGAGGAGGTATCAATTCTTCACCTCCAAAAACAGAAATCGACTCAGTTTCGGGATAAATTCGTGATGGAATTAGTGTTTCATAGTCATTTGCAGTCAAAGCACGATTTTGAGAGGCATAAATGCGTGGTGCATACTTTTTAATAGACTCAACCGACTCAATATTCTCTCCACCTTGGGAAGAAACACCTGTAACAAGTAAAGAAATGCCACTTGTGATAGAATATTCTAAATTATTGCGATTATAGAACAATTTTCCTGCAAATGAGAATCCAGTGATGCCATTTGCACTATCTCCGTTACAAGTAATGTAATCTACTGTAACAAAATTACCTCCAGTTAGAGATTTTCCAAAAATATCATCTCCAAAGAAGATTTCATACCTTTCATCTTCAATTTCTTGTAAAAAATAGACTAATGAATTTTTATCTATGTCAAAAAGACTATCTTGGTAAGTATATTTCGTTCCAGTTGTAGAAAATTCGTTATTTTTGACTGTAACCGTCATTAAATTGCTATCAATACCCACATTTGGTAAAGTAAATTTCTGATTTGGGTCAGAACTACTATAAGTGAAGTCTTTTGATAAAAGTGTACCTTGATAAATCGAAATATTGTTAAAATCTGCCTTTCCATTGTAAACTGGGACTGTAATATCCTCTAAAATACAAAAAACAAAGGATTGATTACCAAAAGATGCGTTTGTTGATGCTACTGGACCTTTTTTAAGGGTCAAAGATGAAGGAATTGGGTTAATTGTACTTAAATCTACACTAAAACTAACCGTTGCCCTTGCTGCAGTCCTTGAACGGGGTACATATCCTATATTTCTTGCTAACGAAACAACATTTTCCCTTAAAGTTGCACTATCAATGAATACTTCATTCGTTACCATGTTGGCATTGTATGAAGTAATGTAAGTATTGTATGCTAAAACATCTAAAATGGTTGAAAGGTTAGACCCTTCAAAGTCATAATCAGTGAAATTAGCATTTGTTTGCAAATACTCTTTAAGAGTAGTCTTAACTTGATCGTAATCAAGGTTAGAAAAATTAACTAACGGCATTTTACCTAGCTGTTTCTAAAGCGAATTGTAATTCTTGAGGTGGTATATCTGCACCTATAATCTCATATATGATCACAACATCATAACTGTAATTATCAAAATCAGGAACTGCTTCTACGGATACTAATTCTACCCTTGGTTCGTAGTTTTGAATAGAATTTCTTATCTCATCTACAATAAGACTAGCAGAAATGTTATCTAGATTTTCAAATAGGACATTTCTGACATTAGAACCAAAAAATGGATCAAAAGGTTTTTCACCTGGTATTGTCATAACGATATTTCTTACTGATCTAGCAATTGCATTAGCATTTTTTAGAGCAATAAGATCATTTGTCATAGGATTTTTTCCAAATGACATACTAATATCTTTAAAACTTTGACTTACCCTTTGTAGAGGCACTATATTATACCGATTATCTTTTATTTATAGGGGTTTATGACTAAAATTCCTGAAGGTTAGCAGAATTCGCTCCATTATGCATCAAATCTACCTCATAATCGAGTCCATCAGGTTCATATAGGTCATTTTCTACCTTTAAATCTCTTTTTTT